TAACAGCTTCAATACCGCAATGGTTGTTTTCTCAAGTCCGCAAAGGGTTGTGACGCCTACCGCGACATTCGCAAAACAGGAAGAGCAATCCGATTACATTGCCGATTTCGACAGGGGGCAGAGAATTGCGCTTCTGTGCAATGTAGACGGTCTTTCGGTCGGAAACGTTCGATTTAGCGAGTGCCAGACCGTCCCTTACATGGTGAAAAAATTCCAAGACGGCGCAACAGCGTGTCTGGAAGAGCTTGAAAAAGGTCGCGCACCAAAAGAGGAATGGTTAAGCAAACTGATAGCTGTTTCTGTCGGGGTCGCTGGTGCGCTGACGCCCGAGGAGGCCGCCGCCGTCGCCAAGCCTGATGCAACGAGTGATTGTTTAAAGCGAGTTATGCCAAATCTCAAGGATTTGACAACAAGCCCCAAAACGCAAGAACGACTGAAAGCCTTGGGCTTGACGTTTCCCAAGTAAACGCCAAAAACAAAGAACACACGAACTCTCGTAGGAAACTACGGGAGTTTTTTTCGTCCAGCAAACGACTTGAGGAGGTCGAGATGGGCAACGAAATTACGCCGTCCACGCGGCTCAAGGTGGAATACCGAAAGGTCGCAGACCTCATACCCTACGCCCGAAACGCTCGAACGCATAGCGATGAGCAAGTTTCTCGCATTGCGGGATCGATCCAAGAATTTGGCTGGACTAACCCAATTCTTGTTGACGGCACAAACGGCATTCTCGCGGGACATGGCCGCCTAGCGGCAGCACGAAAGCTCGGCATGAGCGAAGTCCCCGTGATCGAATTGGCGGGACTGAGCAAAACACAGAAACGCGCCTACATTCTCGCTGACAACAAGCTCGCATTGGACGCGGGCTGGGACGACGAACTGCTAAAGGTCGAACTCGAAGAGCTGAAACTGGAAGGCGTGGAACTTGACGACATAGGCTTTTCTTCGGAAGAGCTTGACGACTTATTGACCGTTGACGATTCTGACGATTCCGACGAGCCTGATATTCCTGAGCCTAAGCCAGACCCTGTATCGAAACGCGGCGACGTTTGGACGCTTGGTGTTCACCGAGTAATGTGCGGTGATTCATGCTCTGCCACAGATATTTCTAAGCTTGTGGGGGGGTAGGGTAAACCTCTACCTGACGGACCCTCCCTACAACGTAGCCTACGAAGGCAAGACGAAAGACGCCCTTACGATTGAAAACGATTCGATGGAGGATGGGGCCTTTAGGCAGTTCCTCGTTGATGCGTTTTCAATGGCGGACACCGTCCTTGAGCCGGGCGGCGTTTTCTACATCTGGCACGCCGACTCGGAGGGATACAACTTCCGTGGCGCTTGCCGAGACGTTGGCTGGAAGGTGCGCGAGTGCCTGATCTGGAACAAGAACGCCTTTGTTCTTGGTCGCCAGGACTACCAGTGGAAACACGAACCCTGCCTTTATGGGTGGAAAGACGGCGCGAGTCATGAGTGGTACTCAGACAGAAGCCAGACGACGGTTATCGACTGTGATCGCCCGATGAGAAACGGCGAGCATCCGACGATGAAGCCTGTCGAGCTGTTCCGGTATCTCATGGAAAACTCGTCCAAGAAAGGAGACGTGGTTTTCGATAGCTTCGGCGGCTCTGGTACAACGTTAGTTGCGGCAGAGCAGACGGGGCGCGTTGCCTACCTGATGGAACTCGACCCCGTTTACGTCGACGTGATCATTAAGCGGTGGCAGGAAATGACGGGGCTTGAAGCTGTCCGAGACGATGGCAAAACCTACAACTCGCTGATTTGAAAACTCTCGGAGGGGTGACCCAGTAACCGAGAGTTTTACAACCATGTTTGAAGGATTGTCTTAACTCGGCGAACATCGGAACTGCCCCGTACCTTCCGAGAGTATTCATATGGCTAGAACAAAAATTCAAATCGACTTGAGAAAGGTTGAGGAATACGCTCAAGTCTGCGACAACGAGGAGGAAATCGCTTTTGCTCTTGGGATTTCCCAAGACACCCTGACTCGCCGAAAACAGGAATATGCGGATTTTGCGGAAGCGATAAAAAGAGGCAAGGCCAAGGCTAACGTTTTCGTCGGCGGCAAGCTCATGGAAAAGATTCGAGGGGGCGACACGGCCTCCATCATCTTTTACATGAAAGCCCGTTGCGGCTGGAAGGAAACCTCGCGCAACGAATTGTCGGGCGCGAACGGCGGCGCAATCAAGGTTGACGCCACGCCCGACCTCTCCGGCGTTGATTTGGACAAACTTAAGGCGGTAAAGGAAATGCTTTATGGCAACTCGACTGCCGACACTGATCGAACTTGATCAGGAGATTGCGCGGCGCAGCCTGTCCGAGTTCTGCAAGATGGCGTGGCACGTGCTCGAGCCTGCAACTCCGATCAAGTGGGGCTGGGCGCTCGACGCGATGTGCGAGCACCTCGAGGCCGTGCACAACGGTCAGATCAAGCGCCTTTTGATGAATGTTCCGCCGGGCATGATGAAATCGCTCTTGACGGGCGTTTTCTTTCCGGCTTGGGAGTGGGGCGCAGGCGGACAGCCTTCAATGCGCTATCTGACGACGGCGCATAAGGAAGACCTCGCTATCCGAGACAACCTCAAGTGCCGACGCCTGATCTCCTCTGACTGGTATCAGGAGCGATGGGGCGTTGAGCTGTGTGGCGACCAGAACGCAAAGAAGAAGTTCGAGAACACGGCTACTGGCTTTCGTGAGTCAATGGCTTTCCGAAGCCTTACTGGCTCTCGAGGCGATCGCATCATCATCGACGACCCGCTGTCTGTCGACGATGCGTTTTCACAGGCCGCGTTGCTCTCCGCTGAGACAACCTTCCTAGAAGCCGTCCCGTCACGAGTGAACAACAGCGATTCGGCGATCATCGTGATCATGCAGCGCTTGCATGAACGCGATACGTCGGGCGTGATCCTCGCCAAGGAACTCGGCTATGAGCACCTGATGCTCCCGATGCGCTTTGAGGAAAACCGCAGGTGTAAAACCTGCATCGGCTTCACCGACCCTCGAAAGAAGGAAGGGGAGCTGCTCTTCCCAGAGCGCTTCACAGCCTCGCAGGTGGACGAGATGGAAAAGACGATGGGCGGCTACGCTACGGCGGGTCAGTTCCAACAGCGTCCCGTCCCGCGCGGCGGCGGCCTGTTCAAGGCCGAGTGGATCCAACGTTGGACGCCCGAGATGCTCCCGACGCACTTTGACCGCGTGGTCTGCTCTTGGGACATGACCTTCAAGGGCACGGACCGAAGCGACTACGTTGTGGGTCAGGTCTGGGGTGCGCGTGACGGCAACTTCTACCTGCTCGACCAGGTTCGCGGGCAATGGGACTTCGTGAAGACGGTCGAGATGTTCGAGCGGCTTTCCGAGAAGCACCCAGAGGCCACGCGCAAGCTGGTCGAAGACAAGGCGAACGGCTCTGCCGTGATTGCCACGCTGAAGAAGCACGTGACGGGCATCGTCCCGATCACGCCGAAGGAATCCAAGGAAGCACGCGCTTACGCCGTGTCGACCCTCTGGGAGGCGAAGAACGTCTTCCTCCCGCCGGCCACGGCCACGTGGGTCGACCTTGAGTTCATCCCCGAGCTTTTGGCGTTCCCGGCAAGCGCTCACGACGATATGGTCGACTCAATGACTCAAGCGCTTTCTGACCTGACGAAGAACGCGCGCCCGAAGATTCACGCATCGAACCTCGCGTACTTGCGCAGGGGTTGATTTGAACAATGGCCGTTACGGCCTTTTTGAGGTTTGTTATGGCTAAAAAGATCAAGGCCGAGCCGCCGAAGGCTGCGCCGCGGCGGATTCTGGTCGAGGACGCGCTCGCCCATGCGATGAAGCGCCCCCTCACCACTGCGGACATCAAGCGCACCTACGCGCTCCCGCAGACTCTCGGATGCAAGCAGTCCGAACGAGTTGCGCTCGACCGGCAGCTGACCCGTACCGTGGGATTCGATTCCATGTGCGGCTCGCTCGCCGATCACGCGGCGGCTATGGGGCAGTTCCCGATGACGGGCTTTGTCGGATACGGGGCGCTTCAACAGATCGCCCAGAACGGCATGGTGCGAAACTGCATCAAGACCGTGGCGGACGACGTAACCCGCGAATGGATCAAGATCACGGGTGGAGAGGACACGCCTGCCGAGATGCTCGAACAGCTTGAGACCGAGCAGCGACGCTACCGACTGCAGGAGCTGTTCAATCAGGCCATTGCCAAAGTCGGCTTCATGGGCGGCGCGTTCATCTTCATCGACACGGGCGCGCAGACCTCCGAAGGCGAAGACGTGGACTTGGCGCTCCCGCTCCGCCTTATCTCCGAGTCTGCCGAGGTCGGCAAGGAATGCGACCTGCGATTCGTCGTGGTCGACCCCGTGAACGTCTCCCCGGGCGAGTACAACAGCATCGACCCGCTCCGCGAGGACTACATGACGCCGCGCAAGTGGTTCGTCCTCGGGCGCACGGTTCACGCCTCGCGCCTGCTGCCGCTTTACGCGAACGAACCCCCGGTGCTGTTCAAGCCCGCGTACAACTTCCTCGGCATTCCGCAAGCCCAGATCCTCTGGGACTACATCCTGCATTGGAACGAATGCCGCGTGTATGCGCAGGATCTCATCAAGAAGATGAGCCTCCTCGTGTACTACACGAACTCGCAGGAACGTATGTCGACGATGGGCGGCATTCAGGAGCTCGACGCGGTCATGGAGGTTCTACAGCACTACCGTGACAACAACTCAGTGTTCCTCGCGAACACGGACACGGACAAGGTCGAGAACGTCACGACTGCCATCAGCGGCGTCTCAGACATCGTGAAGCAGGCGCAGGAGATGATCGCGGCAGTCAACCGCACGCCCGCCGTGAAGCTCTTCGGCATCTCGCCCGCAGGCTTCAACGCTACGGGCGAGTCCGACCTGCGCAACTACAACGACCACATCCGCAGTCAGCAGGAACTCTACCGACGCGCCATTCAGACGTGCCTTGATGCGCTTCAGCTGAAGCTCTGGGGCAAGATCGACCCCTCGATCTCGTTCGAGTGGAACGAGGTCGACATGGACAACGAGTCGGCACAGTCCGCGAACTTCAACGCCCGCGTGACGGCCCTTGCCGCGCTCAAGGACCGCAACGCCATCTCCGCCGATGAAATGCGTCAGGCGATGCGCCTTGAAAAGTGCTCGCACCTTGCATTCCTTGGCGACGATATGCCCTCAGGCGAGGAAGGGGAGCTGATGACCGATGACGGGTCTAGCGACCTGCTCGCGGCCCTCATGGGAGGCAAGCATGAAGACGGCGAGGGCGATTGAGCCGAACGCAGGCACGAGGCGAGAGTACGCCAAGAGGGTCAACCGACTGGTAAACAAGTTCCTCGACCTGATGACCGACGAGATCCTCCTGCACGTTGCCGACGCGGGTGACCTGGTCGCGCAAGACTGGTCGCTCTCCAAGCCGACGCGCAAGGCTGACCGTGAAAAGCTCAGGCGCATTCGTGCGCGGGTACTGGCAGCGTGGAAGCGGGATCCCGCCGCGTTCGCTGCGGACATCGACGACTACGTGAGTCGCAACATCGTCAGGTGGACAGGGTATCTCGACCGCTCTGCCGAGAAGCTCGCGCAGTGGGGCGCGCGTTCCATTGCCGCTGACGTGACGAACGCACAGAAGCAGGCGTACCTCTCTGCGGGAATCTCGCCCGAAGTCTTCAAGGACAAGTGGACGATCCCCGTTGTGCGACAGCACATCAGTCCGACCGCCGCAAGGCTAATTCCTTCGATCGTGGAGGAGTCGGTCGGGAACATCGAGCGTCTGGCACTGTCCAAGGCCTCGCGCCTGCAACAGGTCATCACCGAAGGCCTCGCGCAAGGGCATACGGTTTCCAAGGTCAAGCAAACGCTCAGGTCTTTCGGCGGGTTCGACGAGAGCACCGCGACGAGCTGGGCGATTGACCAGACATGCCGCATCACCCAGAGCATCCTCCGCGCGAACGATGCAGAGCTTGGGGTGACGAAGGGCGTGTGGATCCACGTGCCCGGTCAGTACACCTCCCGCGAGACGCACCGCGCGCTGCACGGAAAGACGTTCGATCTTGATGTCGGCCTCTACGACAAGGACGTGGGCGCGAACGTCGTCCCCGGAGAACTCAGGTTCTGCAGGTGCATCTATCGCCCTGTTTTGCCCTTCAACGTTTAACGATCATGACTACTTTGGCTTTTGACTCCGCCGTCACTTTTCGTTGGCACGACGAGGACGGCAGGATGCACGTGGACAGGTCGAACCTCACCAGAGTTCAGGTCGCGCCGTACTACGGACGCGAAATCCCCGACTCTGAAAGGCTCGGACTTGATCCCGAAAAAATCTACTACGGGTACCGACCTGCCGAGGAGCTGTCCGATCCCGAGACGGTGCGCTCCGTGATTGGGATTCCGATTCAGCTCAATCATCACCTCGACTACCCCAACGCGCCCGCCAAGGACACGCGCGTGGGGTCGACTGGGGATTCGGCGAAGTTCGACGGCACGTACCTGAGCAACTCGCTCCACATCCAAGACGCGGACGCTTGCGCCCGCATCCGAGACGGGAGCATGAGACAGCTTTCACTGGCGTACCACTACAAACCCGAGATGCGCTCGGGCGAGTGGAACGGCCAGACGTATGACTTCATCATGCGCAGGATTCGCGGACAGCACCTTGCGCTTGTGGAGGAGGGACGAGCAGGGTCTTCCTGCATCGTCGAGGATCACGCTTTGGAACAGGGAGAAAAAGCGATGAGTGAAGAAACGCCGATCAAGGCGGGCGATGCTCCCGAGGTCGAAGAGACCGAAGTGCGGATCGCCGACGAAATCGGAAGGCTCGCGGATGACCTCCGTGACCTCCATGAAAACACCGAAACGGGGGAAATTGTGGACAACGAAACCGCTGTGACCGAAGACACCGACAAGGCCGCGAAGATCGAGGCCATCGTCGAAGCCTTCAAGCAACGCGGCGCTACCGACGAGGAAGCCGCCGCCCTTCTGCAGGCACTGAACGAGCTCGCCACCGCCGAGCCGCAGGCCGCTGATGAGGAGGTCGACCCGACCGCCGCCACGGACGAAGAAGCCGAGGAAGTCAACCCCGTGGTCGAGGCCGCCAAGGCCGCAGGCGTCGATGCCGACAACCCCGAAGTGCTCAAGGCCTTCGAGGCCGGAATGAACTTCAAGGGCGAGGCCGAGGACGAAGAGCCTGAAGCAGAGGATGAGGAATGCGCCGCCGACCAGGATGAACCTGCGTGCGACGAAGAACCCGCCGAGGACGAAGAACCTGAAGCCGCTGCCGACGAAGAGGAGCAGCCCGCCACTGCGCAGGATGCCGCCATTCGCAAGCTCGAGCAGAAGTTCGATGCCATCGACGAATGCCGAAAGGTTCTCGGTCGCGTTCGCGCGTCCGCTTTTGACTCCGCAGGTGCGGTCTATCTCGCCGCACTCAAGCAGATGGGCGCTCCCATGCGCGGCGTCACGAAGATGAATGCTCAAGCCGTTTACCTCGGCTTCATCAGCGGTCAGAAGTCCGCCGCGAAGGGCATTGCTCAGGACTCCAAGCTCGATGAGTCGGCCACGGTCGACCTCGCAACGGGCATCAATGTTCGTCTCTAAGGAAAACAGATTATGCAGAAGACTGTGAATCTTTATCCGAGCGTTGGTCTTCCGGGTCAGGAAGTCGCCGCTCACACTGCGGTCTACACGCCGCTTAACTACCTCTCCGACGGCACTGCCGCCGCCGGCAAGTTCGTCTTCGAAGGCACGTCCGATAAGAAGGGCGTCGCCTTCCCCGTCGCCTCCGCCAAGGGTACGACCCTCGTCGGTCTCGTCGAACGCACCTTCACCGCCGCCGTCCCGTGCGGCGTCGACGGCTCCGAAGCCTACCCGAACGGTGCTGAACTCACGATCGCCGTGCGCGGTGACTTCTACGTTGAAGCCGCTGGCGAGGCTACGGTCGGTCAGGCCGTCCTTTGCAATCCCGCTGATGGCGCTGTGTCTTACGGCACTGTCGGCAGCGAAAACGACACCGGCTGGGTCGTCGTCACGGCCGCGAAGGCTCAGGGCGACATCATCATCATCTCCCGCCGATAAAAGGAGACTGAACAATGGACACGAATCTCGAATATCTTAAGAGCCTCGGCATCAGCTCCCCGTATGCCGTTGGCGTCATGCCGTACCACCGCGACGCCTCTGGTCGCATCGTCACGGACTACGCCAAGGTCACGCAGGGCAAGATTGCTCAGGACGCCGCCCTCTCCACCGCCAAGAACGTCGGCGTTCCCGCCGTCCTCGTCACGTACATCGATCCGCAGGTCACGACGATCCTGTTCGGTGCGATGAACGCCACGAAGCTCTTCAACGAAACGAAGAAGGGCGACTGGGCCGACAGCTTCATGCAGTTCCCGGTTGAGGAAGTCGTGGGCGACGTTACGCCGTACTCTGACTTCACGAACAACGTCACGTCCGAAGTGAACTACGAGTTTCCGACCCGTGAAAACTTCATCTTCCAGACGACGCTGAAGTACGGCGAACGCGAACTTGCCACGGGCGCTAAGGCTCGCCTCGAGTTTGCGGGTGCCAAGCAGCGCGGCGCGGCCAATATCCTCGCCCGTGCACACAACCGCTTCTACCTCTACGGCGTTGCCGGCAAGCAGAACTACGGCGCTCTCAACGACCCGAACCTGCCTGAGTCCGTCACCCCCGTGTCGATCGGCGGCAAGTCCACGTGGGCTGACAAGACCGCCGCCAACACCGACCAGATGGCAAACATCGTCTTCAACGACATCGCCAAGCTCATCAACGAGCTGATCAAGAACAACGCCGGCAACGTCGACGCCTCCTGCAAGTTCCGTCTTGCCGTCGCCTCCGACCGTGCCACGTATCTTCAGATGCCGAACGCCTTCGGTCTGACGGCTCTTGATCTGCTCAAGAGCAACTACCCGAACCTCGAGGTGCTCTACCTTCCCGAGCTCACGACGGAAGCGGGTTCCATGCTCTACTTGACGGTTCCCGAGCTGTTCGGCGAAGTCACTGCCGAGTGCGCCTACTCTGAAAAGATGCGCTTCGGCGGCGTCGAAGCCTACTCCACCTCCTGGGTGCAGAAGGCCGTCGGCGGTACGTGGGGTTGCGTGATCCGCCGCCCGCACCTGATCGCCACGATGCTCGGCATCTAACCACCATGCCCGAATCTGTTCGGGCTTCCTAGGGGGCGGGCTTCAGCCTTGCCCCCGCCATCGAACGAGGAGAAAAATTCAATGGCTACCGCTACCAGAAAGAGGGCGCAGGCGACTGCCGCCGAGGGCGTCGAGGTTCTGACCTCCACCCTTGAAGAAGAAAAGAAGGCCGTCACCGTTGCGGGCGAAACGATTGCCATCGCCTGCTGTCTGCCTTTTGCCCTGCGCTTTGACGACATCCCCGACGGCAAGGGTGGCACGAAGTCCATCCGCTTTCCCGGCATCAACGACAATCTGCGCGGCATGAAGTCGGGCGTCCTCGCTATGCCCGGCAACGCTCTGTGCGTGCAGCTCCCGAAGTCCGACTGGGAAAACCTGATCGCCGCTCACGGCAAGGAAATCGCCTTCACGGGTCGCAACGGCTCCATGCCCTGCATCTATCCCGTGAATGACGTGAAGGGCTTCAAGGCCGCCGCGTCCGAGATTGCCGAGATGCGAACGGGCCTCGAGGCCGCCGATCCGACGAAGATGGGCGTCGAAGTCACCGCCAAGTAAGGAAACAAAATGGCCTTCTATGAACTTGATGCCGCCGCCTTCCGCGCGGCGTACCCCGCCTTCACCGAGGAGGCGGTCAGCGCAGAACAGCTCGCGGCATCTTGGGAGGCCGTGAAGGTTCTCCTCGGGGACGGTGAAGGAAACTTCCCGTACCCCGAGGCCAAGATGCAACCGATCCTGTGGGCGGCTCTCTGTCACCTCCTCTCGCTTGACGGGAACGGGTTGGATCAACCCTCCCGCATCGCCTCTGCGACCGAGGGCAGTGTCTCCACGTCGTTCGAAAACCTGCAGAGCAAGACCGAGGCGGGATCCTGGTGGAACCTGACGAAGTGCGGCGCGCTCTTCTGGGTACTCACGATGCCGTACCGCACGGGCGCGAAGCTCTACTACTCGAAGCCATATCATCCGTGGGGGTAACTCATGGGGATCAAGGTCAATCGCAATACGGGCGTGCGCAAGCTCGCTGCCGAAGTCGGCAAGGTGGGCGCACCCTACGCGGAGATCGGCATCACAGACCCGGAGGTTGCGACCTACGCAACGTACAACGAGTACGGCTGGGTTCAACGCACGACGAAGAAACAGACTGGGTATTTCCTGCGTAACTTCGGGATCATGCTCAAGCCGGGGACGCCTCTCAGCTCCCCGCCGCGTCCGTTCATGCGTGCAACCTTCGCCGATGAGGTCGGCAACTGGAAGAAGATCCTTGCCGCCGGACTCAAGGCCAAGGGCGTCAAGGACGCCAGAGCCGCGCTAGAGATCATGGCGCGGCAGGCACAGGTCGACATTCAGGAGACGATCCGAAACAACGGCTCGCGCAGTACGAAGTTCCCCGACCGCTCGCTCTTCACGACGTTGCTCTACGACGTGAAGGACGAACGCAAGGGACGCAACCGCACTGCCGACTCTGGCTCTGGGCGCGACAAGGCGCTTGTCAAGGTCGGAACGATGCTCCACTCTGTCGGCTACGAAATCAAGGGGTGATGGATGTCAGTCAATCTTCACAAAATCGTGCGAAAGGCGATTCACCACCTGCACTCCGATCAGGCCGCCACGCTCTACCGCTCCACGGGTCGCTACGTCGACGGTGAGCGAGGGGACGCCGTTCAGCTCTTCGAGGAATGCGGGGAGCTGACGATGCAGATCCAGTCGCTCGGCCCCGACGTGGTACAGCAGGTCGACGCAATCACGCAGGCTGCAACGCTTCGCAAGATTTGGGTTTTCGCAGACACGGGAGCCTGGTCGGTCAACCGTCCGCTCGGTCGCACTGGCGACTACCTGAGAGGCGATGACGGGCGTGTATGGCTTGTCAACGCCGTCATCGAGGACTTCACCCGTAGCGGGTGGGTCAGCCTGCAGTGCCAGCAACAGACGACCCCTGTGGACATCTACTACGAGACTGAGGAGGGGCTATGCCGCTTGCCGCTGTAAAGCAGGAGCAGATCACCGAAGCCTTCCGAAGCTACCTCAGGAAGTTCGCCGTCCCGCCGTATGCGAACGACGATGCGCGGCATCTCATCAACGGCTTCGCCAACGACCTCGGCCTGCCCGAGGACAACGATTTCACCGTATTCACGCCGATCAGCATGACGCGGCGCGGATCGACGATCGAAACTCATGACGCAGTCTCTGAGACCTCTCTACTTCATGAGTATGTCGACCTGGTGGTTCAAGTGGACTGCTACAGCGCAGACCGCTTCGCTGCCCGCGATCGAGCGCAGGCATACGAGCTTGCGGGTCGGTCAACTTACGGTGCGGATCACTTCCGCGCCTACGGCCTCGACCTCCAGTACGTCGACGGCCTTCAGAATCTCACTGCTCCGACGGACTCGGGGCGGTACGTCCCGAGATGGGCGGTCACGTTCCACCTCGGATTCAAGCGCACATTGAAGATAGACCAAGACGGGTTCCGCTTCGTCGAGGTAGACCTTGCCAATGTTGACGTGAAATTCAAACCGAAGGAAAAGCAATGATTCCTGCATCTCACATTGTGAAGGTCACGCCGCGCGTCATCTCTGGCGGTAGCTCCGACCTCGAAACCAACGGCCTGCTCCTCACGAAGTCGGCCCTTATCCCCTCCGACGTTCCCGCCGTCGAGTTCTCCTCCGCCGCCGCCGTTGCCGACTTCTTCGGCAGCGAGGCCGAGGAAACCGTCTTTGCTCAGCAGTACTTCACGGGCGTCACCAATCAGCAGAAGGCCGTCAACGCCATCGTGATCGGTCGCTTCATCTCCGAAGCCGCTCCCGCTTGGGTGCGCGGCGGCACGGTCACGACGAAGCTCGCCACCTTCAAGGCCATCACGGACGGCACGCTTACGCTCGAGGTCAACGGCGAGGAAGTCACCGCCGAGAACATCGACCTTTCCGCTTGCACCTCTCTTTCCGAGGTTGCCGCCAAGGTTGCCGAAGGCATTGCCGGTGTGACGGGCGCTTATGACGCCAACTCCCAGAAGTTCACCTTCACGACCGAGAAGACGGGCGCGGATGCCTCCCTGAACCTGGTCGGCGTTGCCGCCGTGGGCACGGCCATCGTCGGCGAATCCCTCGTCGCCTCCGAAGTCAAGGGCACGGGGCTGAGCGATGCGCTCGGCCTCACGGTTTCCCTCGGTGCCGTGGTTTCCCCGGGCGCGGACATTCAGACTCCCGCCGCCGCGCTTGAGAACGTCTGCTCCGTCACGCGCAACTGGGTCGGCTTCACCACGCTTTGGGAAGCTACGCTCGAACAGGCCGAAGGCTTTGCCGCATGGGCGGACATTGATGACGACTACGTGTACGTCGATTGGACGACGGATGTCCGCTGCATCGACATGCTCACGCAGGCCGAGACGAAGCCCGCCAAGATGAAGGATCGATTCAACTGCGCGATTTGCCTCTACGGTACGTCCGCCTTTGCCGCCTTCGTCCTCGCTGTCGGCGCTTCGATCGACTGGCAGAGAAATCAGGGCATGAAGGTCTGGTTCGCCAAGTCCGCCACGGGTCTCTCCCCGACGATTCAGAACGAAGCCGCCGCCGATGCGCTTGAGGCAATCCGTTGCTCCTACTTCGGCAACTTCGCCACGCGTAACGACGCCTTCCAGTTCATGAATACGGGCGCGCTCTGCTCTGACTACTACGGCTTCATCGACGTGCTCTACGGCTCGATCTACCTGCGCAACGCCATTCAGCGTTCGTGCATGGACGGCTTCAAGGCGATCAACCGCGCTCCGTATAACGAAATGGGTCGCGCATACATCTCCGCCTGGCTTCAGGATCCGATCAGCCTTTGCCTGCGTAATGGCGTCATCGACCCGGGTCTCGATCTCTCCGAGTCTCAGCGCGTGCAGATCATGCAGGAAGTCGGTCAGGACATCTCTACGACGCTCTTTACGAAGGGCTATTGGTACGGCATCGAGATGCCGAGCGCCAACGTCCGCGCCGAACGCGGCTCGCCCATCGTGTCTATTTTCTATTGCTACGCAGGGGCAATTCAGAGAATCACGGCAGAGGTAACAAGCATCATTTAGCCGTTGATGTTGCTATAATGAGCCCATGTCCTTTTGGAGGGAATCATGGGCTCATTAGATCTCACTGGTCAGGTGTATGGTCGGCTTACCGTTATCAGGCGAGCCGAAAACGTGAACGGACGAACGCGGTGGCATTGCCTTTGTTCTTGCGGGAATGAAACTGATGTGGCGACAGGTCTGCTACGAAGCGGTGGAACCCGCTCATGCGGATGCCTCTCGAAAGAGAACCGCGAGACCCCGCGAGCTCACCTAGAAGGTCAGCGATTCGGACGGTTAACTGTCTTGAGGCGTTCTGAGAACAGGGGGGCTAGTGGTCGTCGCTTGTGGGTGTGCCAGTGCGATTGCGGCAATACCTGCGAAGCTGAAGGCTATAGCTTGAAGGGTGGAAGCGTTAGATCGTGCGGATGCCTAGCTCACGAAGTTCGCGTCGAAACTGGCAAGAAGTCAAGAGGCCGCAAGTCCTCTAGGTTCATTGACCTGACAGGGCAGAGGTTCGGACGCTTGACCGTTATCGAGCGCGGAGAAAACTCTGCGGCTGGTGCCACTAGGTGGCGGTGCATTTGTGACTGCGGAAAAGAGACGTTGACGCTAGCGAGCAAGTTACGCGCAGGCCTCGCAAAGTCATGCGGCTGTCTTGGACTCGAGAACGCAACAAAAGCGAAGGTCACCCACGGTCATGCGAACACCCAGATCTACCGAGTCTTCAGAGCTATGCACAACCGATGCGAGTCTGAAACTTGTCAAGGGTTCAAGTGGTACGGGCAGCGAGGCATTCGAGTTTGCGACGAATGGAAGGATTTTCAGGCTTTCTACGACTGGGCTATGGCTAACGGTTACAAGAAAGGACTGACTATCGACCGACTGGATCCCGACAAGGGGTACAGCCCTGAGAACTGCGAACTCGTGACCCGCGCCGAAAACTCAAGGCGTATGCACGCGGCTCACGGACACAAAACAACCTGACATCACACAAAATTTTTAATAGGGCTTCCCACGTGGAAGCCCTTTTTCTTGGAGCCGAAAAATGGCCGATTACTTTGACGTAACCAGTGCGAACGTCCAAATCATTCTCGCTTGTGAAGATCTCTACCCGTCCGGCGTGAAGCTCAAGGGCTTCTCCGCCGACAGCGTGATGACTGCCGACGGCGTGGACCAGTCCGAAAACCGTCGCGGCGTTGATGGCCGCATGGTCTCCGGCGTGGTCAAGAACATTCAGCCCGTCAGCATCGTGCTTGAAGCCAACTCCCCGAGCCTCGAGGTCTTCGAGACTATCCGCGACGCTATGAGCGCCAACTGCAAGCCGTATGAGCTTACCCTCACGGTCTTCGTGCCCGCCCTTGAAAAGACCATCGTCTTCCGCCGTGGTGCCCTCAAGAACGGCCCGAACCTCCCGAGCGTTCAGAAGACCCTTCAGCCCACGACGTGGACCATGGAATTTCAGGAAGTCGCCTGATTGACGCACTGAGGAGAAGTTGGAATGGATGACATTACCTTGAAGATCAACGACGCAGGCCACGACATGACCTTCGTCATCGAGAAGATGAGCGCCTTCAAGGCGGAAGGTTGGCTGATCCGCGCAGGTCTCCTGCTCGGACGCGAGGCCATCACCGCCGAAGGCGTCAAGGACTATCGAGGCCTGGTTGCCGCGTTGTGCAAGGTCGAGTACGAGAAGGCCGCTCCCCTGCTCGACGAACTGCTCGCCTGCTGCAAGGTGCGCGTCGGGAAACTGAAGAAGAGCGTGACCGACGACGGCATGATTCAGTCGCCGTTGACGCTCCTGACCCTTCGCGTGGAGGCGCTCAAGGCGAACTTCGGTTTTTTGCAGAGCGCAAACCTGTCCAACTTCCTCGGTGGGCAGGCTTCCGAGCCGACTGTGAAGGCGTAAGAGGGGTCGCCTCCTACGCCAACATTCCGCCGCTCGCAGGGCGTCTCATCTCCGCTCGCCTCGCGTCACTGGCGGAGCTAAAAACCGTTCTTACCTACGAGGATGCCGTTAACCTCGATGAGGTTCTTCTGTTGGACAACTACCACAAGTGGTTGGCGGCAAAACAAGCTGAGGAGAAAATCTAAATGGCCGGCAACATCATCGACAGTCTGTTAGTGAAGATCGGCCTCGACTCCGAACAGCTCAAGGACGGTTTGGATCAAGCCGCACAGGGCATAGACAACTTCGCCAAGGGCGCAGAACGCTCGGGCGAGGCGGTCGATCGACTGGCAGCACACGCCACGAAATCGGGACTCGTGCTCGGCAACGTCTCGGACGATGTCGCAGAACGCATTCTCGAAATTGGGTCAAGCGGTCAGAAGGCGGCACTTGTCGCAGGGCGCGCAATGGATACCCTCGGCAAGCAGGTCGGGGCTATCGGCGAGAAGATCATGGCGCTTGGTGCACCACTCCTCGCGGCGTTCGGCGGGACTGCCCTCTTTCAATCCTTCGTTCAAGACGGGAACGCGTTGGCAATCCTGTCCGACCGGCTAGGCGTGTCTGCCCAGAAGATCGACGCATGGGCGAAGGCGAATGAGGATGCAGGCGGCAGTCAGGAAGCCTTCAAGGGTGCGCTTGAAAACTTCATCCTGACCACGGGCAAAGGCGAGAAGGCCTTCTTTGAGATGGGCGACCATATCAAGGGCTTGAGCCAAAGGCAGGCGGAGTACTTCCTGCAGTCACAGGGGTTGTCTGCCGATGCCGCCGCCGTGTTCCTGAAGTACCGTGACAATGCGGAGGAGGCCGCCAAGGCCTTCGAGGGTGTCGCCTTCACTGATGAGCAGGTCAAGCTAGCACGTGAGTTCAATCGCCAGTGGCGCAACTTCACGAACCAGGCCTCATCGCTCGGTGGCGTGCTTCTCACGGCAGTGATGCCGCCGCTTACCGCCGTCATAAAGGCGATCAGCTCGGGCGTTAGCTACCTCGCGGAGCATTCCCGCTTCGTGAAGATAGCCGCAGGGGCGATTGCCGCCATCTTCGGCGGGGCGTACCTGCGCAACATCGTCGCGGCGGTCAAGGCGTCTAGCCTCTTCGTTAACGTCTTCGTGAAGGGGATGCCCGTCATCAAGGCGTTCAACGCCGCGCTGTTGGCTAACCCTCTTGGCGTTCTGATTGCCGCTGCCGTAGCGGCCTGCGCGATCATCGACGACTTCGAGGGCTTCCTCGAAGGCGACGTAACGGCGCTAGAGACGTTCATGCAGTGGTGTGGCCTCACCAGTGAGGAGGTCGACAACATCAGGCAGAACATCCTGAGCTTCTGCCGCGCCGTGTGGAACATCCCGAACAACATCAAGCTCGCGCTCGGTGAGGCTTGGGATGTGATTAAGGAGATGGGCGCATGGTTCGCCGACCTGTTCCATCTCCCCGACGCGAAGGCGTTTACGGACTTCTTCGCCAAGGTAGGCGACGTTGCGGGATCCATCGGGTCGACCCTCTGGGGCGGCATCGTTGAGGGCTTCCGCTTCATCGACTACATCGCCGATGCGCTCGGCGGTTTGCCCGATGCGTTCGTCAAAGGCTTTGACAACGGGATCAGCTACATCTACGAGAAGTTCCTCGCGTGGCTGGTCGAGCCGTTGCGCAGTCTCCTGCCCGAATCGCTTGACGGCCTGAGGCCTGCTGCCGACAAGGCGGCGTCCGCCATATACGACGCGTTGATGTTCCCGATCCGTCAGATCAAGAAGGCCTTCGAAGGGCTTTTCGGGAGCTTCGACGCCTTTGCCGACAAGGCAAAGGGGATCCTCGGAAAGGTCGGCAGTTTCTTCGGCTTCGGCGACGAGGCGAAGGAACCCGCGCCCGCCCCGCAAAAGGGCGAGGTGACGGTCAAGGCCGATCCCACAGACAAACAGACGGGCGGATTCCTCGACGGCCTCACCGACAAGGTGGGCGGGTGGATGTCTTCCCTGCTTGCGTCACCGACCCCTGCTGTGGCCGGTGCGCCGGCAGGGATTGCGGCATCGAACGCGGTCGCTTCGAACGCGGTCAACACCGACATGAAGGTGACGGTGCAGACCACGGTCAACGCCTCGGGCGACGGCGAGGCAATCGGCGAAGCCGTTGCGGGCAGTGTCCATAAGGCGATGGGCAAGGCGCGAGACTACATTCAGAATTCTGTCTCGGGCGTTGTCCAAAAGGGGTAACTCATGTCAGTTGAAATTCTCTCGTGGGCCATCCTCGACGCGAAGGGCAACCCGATTTGCGACTACGACTCGATCGACGATCTCGGCGAGGACACCTCTGCCGTCGTGCCCGTGGAGCCGCAGGAAAACGGCGCGCTCTACGCTTATGACAAGGTCGCCCAGCCACAGCAGATCACCGTGACGCTCCTCTTCTCGGGCGACTATGCCGCTCAGGAAGCCGCGATTGCGAAGATCGATGCCGCCCTGCGGGGCCTCGAGGCGTTCACAGTGGTCACGCCGACCACGGTACGCTCGAACATGACCCTGATCGGCGCAAGCTCGACCCGCTCCTCTACGGGCGGGGCGAACCTGCTCTTGGTTGACCTCACCTTTCAGGAAGTCCGCTCCGCCAACGTCGGCGGCGGCTCCGTGGCGTGGTCGCCGAAGAAGGCCACGGGCGCTAGCAAAGTCGACGGCGGCAAGCGGCAGGCTAGCTTTATCGGAGGGCTGTTCTCATGATGCGCATTCCGCTTTCCAACATTCCGAATCAACGGTTCTCCGTTGTTCTCGATGGGCAGAACTGCACCATCAGCCTGAAGCAGAACGGCGGGGCGCTCTATCTGAGCCTCGCAGTCGACCAGGTCGACGTGGTTACCGGGCATATCTGCAACAACGGAAGCCCCGTGCCGATCTTTCAGACAACCGCCTTTTCGGGGCGTCTTTACTTCTACGACGTGTTAGGGGACTCCCACCCGGACTACTCAGGACTGTCTGATCGGTACTACCTCATTTACTTGGCAGAGGGCGAAAAATGGCAGGCGTGACTTTTTCCGAAAAGGCGTTGCGCCTGACGGTCACGCTCGACAAGGCGGGTGCGAACAACGTCTACACGCTCACGGGCTTCGCTACTCATGTGGCGATCTCGAAACAGGGTGGCGTGGACTTTGCGAAGGCTTCGGTCGAGGTCTACGGGCTGTCACTTGACACGATGGCTCAACTCACGATGCTTTCCTTCCGCCCGCTCGGTCGCCGATGGAACCTGCTCCAAGTCGAAGCAGGCGAGGGCGGGAACTACTCCGTGGTCTTTCAGGGCGAGGTGACGAACGCCTACGCCGATCTGAACGGGGCTTGCCCCGTGATGAAGATGGAAGCCCAGACGGGTAGCTACCCTGTCTTGCAACCTGAGGGGCAACTGGCCATCTCGGGTCAGCAGTCGGCGGCGGAAACCGTCGGGATGCTCGCGCAGAAGACGGGCAAGACGTTCCGCAATGATGGGGTCGAGGCGACGCTCTCCGACTGCATCATCACGGGCGACCCGATCACGAAGATGCGACAGGTCGCCAACAGCGTCGGCGCAGACCTCCTCATCGACGACGATGAGATCGTCCTCCTGCCGCGCGGCAAGGTGAGAGAGACGGGTGGGATCCCGCTTGTCTCCGCAGACACTGGGATGGTCGGGTACCCGACGTTCACGCAGAACGGCATTCAAGTCGTTTCGTACTTCCGCCCCGATCTCCGCATCGGTGCGGCGGTGCGCGTCGAATCCATCGTCCCGTCCGCTTCGGGCACTTGGAAGATCGTCAACCTTTCCCACGACCTAACGGCACACAAGCCAGGCGGCGGTTCGTGGCGCACAACGTTCGAGGGGATGTGGCTCGATGAGTGACGAACTGAAGCTCAATACCTCTGAGTTCACGGCTAGCTCCGAACTCAACGCCCTGCACTTCATGATTCAGTCAATCGTGAAGGGGATGGTCAATACGGCCATCCCCGTCCGCGTGGACTCAGTCAACCGCACGGGCGAGGGCAACGGCGCGGAGTACCTCTCTGCGACGCCCCTGGTCGAGATGCGCACCGCCTCGGGCGAGGCAATCCCGAACGTTTCGATCCCGAAGCTCAGGTGGTTCAGGCTTCAGCATGGGACGGCGGCAATCATCGTCGACCCGAAGCCCGGTGACATCGGCCTTGCGATCTTCGCTCAGCAGGATGTGTCCGCACTGAACGGCGAGGCTACGCCCGTGCAGCCGGGTAGCTTCCGTTGCTTCGATATGTCCGACGGGTTCTACATCGGCGGGTTCTGGGGGAAGAAGCCCACCACCTTCATCCACCTGGAGGAAGAGGGCACGATTCACGTCGTAGCTCCCCAGAGCATCAACGAGGAGACGCCCGCGCTCACGATCAAGTGCGATACGGCGCGGGTCGAGGCTTCGTCCTCGGTCACGCTCGACACGCCTGCGACATCTTGCACGGGGACGCTGACCGTTACGGGTCTCATCACCGGCAAGGGCGGGCTTGCCATCTCGGGCGGCTCTGGCGCATCGGTCGACGGCTCCCTCACCACGACGGGCGACGTTGTGGCGGCGGGCATCTCGCTTGACACTCACACCCACCCGGGCGACTCGGGCGGGACAACAGGGACACCACAGTAATGGCTCACACGAACTACACGCCTCAGCTCACCGCGTCCGCCTGTTTCACGTTCGACGGCAACGGGAACCTGAAGATGCTCGAGGGCACGGCGGCGACACTGCAGAACGTCTCGAACGAATGCAGGTGCTTTACCGATGACCTGTACTTCTACGCGGAGCATGGCATCGACTGGTTCTCCGATCAGTTGGGCAAGCCCGTGCAGAAGGCCGTGACCGCCGCCCGCCTGAGGGATGCGGCCTTGTCGGTCGAGGGCGTGGAGGCCGTGGAGACCGTGGAGATTGACGACGTGGACAGTCGCGCCCGCACACTGACGGGGCGCATCACCATCCGAACAACTGAGGGCGATCATGGCCGTAGTGAAATTTGATGAACTGACGGGCGTGGTTGTGCCCGACTCCTCCGAGATTCGCGAGGACTTCGCAAAGGGCATCGTGAAGGCGTTCCGCTCCGATCCCGACCGTCCCGACGTGAACGTTGAACCGACCTCCCCGATGGGGCAAGTGGTCGACCTGGTCGCTGCGGAGATCGAGGCGAAGAATGCCGAGATCGCATACCTTGCCAATCAGCTCAACCCCCAGACTGCTCGTGGTGTCTTCCTCGACGCCATTGGCGGCCTCTACGGCATCGACCGCAAGCTCTCAGAGCCTTCTGTGGTTACCTGCACTCTGACAGGCCTGAAGGGCACTGTGATCCCTTATGGCGCGATTGTGCAGGACACCAACGGGAATAACTTCAGGCACTCCGCTGTTGGCGGTGCGGTGATCGGAGACGATGGGACGGTCACCACGACCTTCGAATCGGTCGAGCATGGCTCTGTCGAGGTCGCACCTGAGACGGTGACGAAGATCGTCACGATCGTCGCAGGGTGGGATGCCGTCACGAATCCCGACTCGGGCGCTCTCGGACGCAGCAGGGAACCTGACAGCGAGTACCTCGCGCGCATCACGGAGAGCTACGCGATCAATGCTCTGGGTAGCTTGGAGGCCATTCAGGCGAATCTGGCAGAGCTTGACGGCGTGCTTGACTGCGTGGTGCTAGAGAACTTCACGAACGAGTACAAGACGGAATTCGGCCTGCGCATCGAGCCGCACAGCATCGCGGTCTGCATCGTGGGCGGGGATGATGAGGCAATCGCCGAGACCATTTACCGACGAAAGGACATGGGGTGCGGCACGACGGGCAGTTACTCGGTCACGTACATCGCAAAGGATCACTTCAACGCGACGTACACGTACCGCATCACCCGCCCGAGCGCGCAGGACTTCAAGGTGCGCGTGACGTTCAACGCCGAGTCCGTGAACCCGTATGAGGAAGCGGACGTAAAGGCGGCTTTGATTGCGGACTTCTCGGGCGAAGGCTCGAACCCGCGCATCAAACTGGCTACGAAGGTCTACGCGTCCCGCTTCTACGGCGTGGCGATCCCCAAGACTACGGCTCCCGTGCGCAAGATCGAGATTCAGCTCGGCGATGCAGGGTGGGTTGACTCCGTGGAGATCCCCGCCAACGTCGAGCCTTCGATTTCCTCGGAGAACATCGTCTTCGTGTACGAGAGGTAAGGCATGGCGGACACACAGACATGGTTCAACTTCGCATCCGTTGAGGACGTGCGGGGCATCCCCGATGTCGCCTCCACGCAGTCAGAAGCTATCCAGACGCAGTACGCCTTCAGTGCGGACTTTCAGAATCTGGGAAGCCTGATGCAGGATGTGATCGACGCCACGCCCGACCTCGAGCGCCTGCGCGCGGCGGCGATGGATCCCCAGACCGCCTACGGCGTTTACCTCGACTGGTGGGGTCAGAAAGTCGGCGTAGACCGCTTCATCAAGGTGCGCGGCGAGTACGTGCGCTTTGATGATGACTACTTCCGCTTCCTGATCCTCTACCGCGCCGCTTGCAATATCTCGAACGGCTCGGCGGACGCCGCGAACAAGCTGCTACAGCGCCTGACGGACACCACGGTTTTCGTCGTGGACTATCTCGACATGAGCGTGAACAGCATTGTCATCATCGGGAACATTTCCGACCTGCAGGCAATGATTTTGCAGACATACGGCCTATTGAATCGACCTGCGGGCGTTCTGACCAATCTTCTCGTCATCTATCCCGACGAGCAGATTTTCGGCTTTGAGGGGTCGACCCTCATGCCTTTCGACGTCGGCGTTTTCAATCCCGGCAGAACAATTGAGATTGACTGATGAGCAACTATCCCGAACACCTGTTGACCTCGGCACTGGCCGCCGAGGGCGACAAAACGATTCCGCCCGCAACCTCGCAGGAGGCGGGCACTGGCCGCTTTTCGCAGAACAAGGGGTGGACGGAAGTCAACTCCATGCCGCTCGCAGAGGGCGGCATCCCGCCGAAGCGTCAAGACTTCAACGGTGCGTTCTACCTGCTATCCCAGCTTCTGCTTTGGTATCAGCAGGGCGGCGTGATGAACTATTCCGTCGACCTCGACTATGAGGTCGGTAATGAGGTCATGCTCAACGGAACTAAGTATCGCTGTCTTCGCGAGAATGGCCCGGGCACGTCGCTTGTCACGCCTGGGTCGAACAAGGCCGTTTGGAAAAATTTGGACGCACCAAGCGTTATAGCAGGTCAGATCACGCCTTTTGCGAATTGCCGTCTTGGTGGCAGCGACGGACGTCGCTTGATTCCGTGGGGCGAGACAGCGGCCGACGAGCGATATGTGTTGTGTGACGGTGGCTCCGACGGCCTCGGAGGTACTGTTCCAGACTTGATTGGGAAGTTTATTCTCCCGAGCACCGTAGGCGAGTCTGGACAGGTTGGTGGCAAGCTGACCGCAGGGACGGATGACAAAAAGATTGCGGGGACGGTTGGCGAAACGATTCTGACCGTTGACCAGATCCCCAGTCACTCGCACACCGGCAAGGCTGCGGCGGTGTCCGGGCATACGCACTCGCGCGGCACGATGAACATCACGGGCTCCTTCCCCGTCGATGATCACAAGCAGCGTTATGTGACCGGCAGCTTCTACGCAGGCGAATGGGACTGTTGGGATAGCGACAACCGAGACTCTGAAAACACGTCGGTGCGGTGTCAGTTCGACGCCGCGCGCACTTGGACGGGGCGCACGTCTACGGATGGCGCTCACTCACACGACGTCACCCTCGACTCCGTCGGCGGTAATCAGGGACACACGCACACGCTTGACGGCGCGTCACATTCGCACACGGTCAAACTTCCGCTGCCGCCGTTCTTCAAACTGGCTTTCTTTGTAAAGCTACCTGAATAAGAGAGCGAAATGGCAGAAAAATTTTTATTCCATTACGTCTATACGGCGGTCGGGACGCTTTCAGGGCAGAGCTTCATCACGCAGACGGAAGATGCGATTAACGATCTCGCTCGTTATGCGTCCGAAGGCAACGCAGATGCTACCGAGGCTCTTCGTCTGGCGAAGATCGCGAACGACAACTCAGAGACCGCTCTGAACAACTCGTCTCAAGCGGTCTCAACGGCGAACTCAGCGCTCTCTCAAGTCAAGACGCTGACGACAACGGTTGAGTCGTGGAACAAGCGCATCCAGACGGCCGAGTCCAATGCGGCGACCGCCGTCTCGACAGCCAACGCAGCGAAGTCGAGTGCGGAGTCGGCGGTGACGACCGCAAAGTCTGCTCTTGCCATTGCAGGTGAGGCGAAACAAAACTCGAGCGATGCGCTTGCCATTGCGCAGCAGGCGGACAAGAACTCTACGTTCGCTGTGAGCAAGGCAACCGATGCTGCTGCGACCGCTGACGAAGCGAAGAAGCTGGCTCAGCAGGCGGTCATCGATGCAGAGTCTACTCTCGTCGAAATGGAGGGACTCCTCGCCACCACGACGGCCAAGGCCACGGAGGCCGCCTCGTCCGCGCAAGACGCCTCCTCGAGCGCGCTGCAGGCTCAAAACTCCTCGTCGCTCGCCGAAAAGTGGGCGAGCTGGATGAGCAATTCTGCGGCCGAGGGACAGCCCGAGGACTTTACGGTCGACGGCACTGAATACTCGTCGAAGTGGTATGCGACCAAGGCCTCCGAAAGCGCAAGCGTGGCTTCTGATGCCTCAACGTCTGCTACGGCTGCCGCTGACTCTGCGGGCGCAAGCGCAACGGGTGCGCAGCAGTCGATGCAGACCGCTCTGCAGGCGGCGGCAGGGGCGAGTGCGTCCGCGCAGGCGGCAGAAGGATCAGCTGTTCGCGCAGAAGATGCCGCGAAGCGAGCTGAAGATGCGGCCTCAAGAAACGTCAATGCACTGACCTATGACGCGCAGACACCGACCCCTGAGCAGCAGGCACGGGCGAGAGCAAACATCGGCATCTTGAGCGACGCCGAAATTGATGGGCTTTTTGCTGATCAGAGTTAACAAGGAGGCATTCAATTCATGTGAGTGTGATTCGACCCGCGCTTTCTTCCAGTGAGCGCACTACCGAGAGAAGGGCTGTGACGGTTATCCGACGCAGCCCTTCTTTTTTACGGCCGCAGACGATCGTCGAGGGGCTCCCGCAGGAGACCCCGACCGATCCGTATCTGCCGGTCGACTGGAAAACAGGAGATGTGATTACGGCTGCAAGGCTGAACGCCACCGATGAAGGCGTCGACAAAAACGCTGACGCCATCGAGCGGCTTAAGGCTCAGCAGCCCACGAAAATCCCCACAACTTTTATTGACAACCTCTTTTAAATAAGGAATTTTTTATCATGGCTACTCAGTTTCTCGACCTCGCTGGCTTGACCCACTATGACGGCAAGCTGAAGGAAAAGGTCGCTGGCTCCATCAAAATCGAAGGCCTGAACGTCTCGCTTACGTCGATCTCTGGTGCGGTACTCGGCACGATCGCGATCCCGCAGCAACAAATCGAACTCGCCTCTGGTTCGAAGAACGGCCTTATGAGCAAGGAACACTTCACCAAGCTCGAGGGTATCGCTGCCGGTGCAACGCTGGTCGAAGAAAGCGAAACTAACGGCAATGTCAAGATCAATGGCAAGGAAACGACGGTTTACACGCCTGAGGTCTACACCCCTCACGAAAATGGCCTCTACAAGGTGACGGTCACCGGCAAGGGTGCTGTGAGCGTCGCCACGCCGGTCACGAAGGGTGACATCACCAGTCTCGGCATTCCGGCTCAGGACACGACCTATGCGCCTGCATCTGGCAAAAAGGATGGCCTGATGTCGGCTGCTCACTTCACCAAGCTTGAAGGCGTTGAAGCCAAGGCTCAGGTGAACGTGATCGAGAAGGTGTCTGTCAACGGCTCTGCGCTCCCGATCAACAGCAAGGGTGTGAACGTTGACCTCACGCCGTATGCCCTCAAGACCGACATCACGAATGTCTACAAGTTCAAGGGCTCTGTCGAGAACTTCGAAGCTCTGCCGAAGACCGAACTGACGGCTGGTGACGTGTATGACGTTAAGGCCGCTCATGGCAACAATCCCGCCGGCACGAACTTTGCCTGGACGGGCACGGAATGGGATCCGCTCGGCGGTGCTTTCCACGTCGACGCTATCGCTACCAGCGCTATCGACGCTCTCTTCGCTTAATCGATGACCAACTGAGGTGAAAAATGGCCGGTTTTCTTGATCTAACCGGCCTCTCGCGCTTCAAATCGAAGTTGCTTGAGGCCATTGCAAACGTTTATGTCACCAAGACAGCACATTCGAAGGCGCTTAACCTCAAGGTCAACAAGGCCGACCTTGAATCTGAAATCAAGCGAGTCCTTGGAACTCTAGACACGGGCATCCCGGTTGGCGCGATCATGGCCTTCCACGATGTGCCTGCGGGATGGCTTCAGTGCAACGGGGCGGCGGTGAGTCGAACGACTTACGCCGCTCTTTTTGCAAAGATCGGCACAAAGTACGGCTCGGGTAACGGCTCGACGACGTTCAACCTCCCGAACCTTCACCATAAGTTCATCGAGGGCACGACCACTTCTTCAGAGGTTGGTAAGTCCGTGGCGGCGGGCTTACCGAACATCACAGGTGAATTCCCAAACAATGACAACGAATATGAAAAGTATTATTCAGGCGCATTTTGGAAGCTCTTCAAAAGTACCCTTTAACAAGGAGGTGATGGCTATTTGCCCTGTGTGACAGCTAGAAGTCCTTGCGAGCCGTAATTGAAGCGGGGTTTTGAAGAGCTTCCTTTTCTATCGGATCTGTAAAGCTTTCTGGCTATTCAGACGGAAATGGCTCTACCGGGCAGACTGGATTGTTCCGGGCTTCCAGGTCATCATCAACTTACGGATCCAGTACGACTGTCCAACCCTCATCTGTTCGCTCGCTTTTCTGCATTAAATCTTGATGCAGAAAAACGACCGGACGGCGGCAGGCTGCACGGTCGAAGAGCTGCTGTAAATCGCGCTTGAGCGAGATGCCGAAAAGTCAGCCTTGTTGCTCCCCCAGAGCTGACCCTCTGAACAATTACCGTCGCCTGTTTTTTGGAAGGCCCCGTCGCCAGAAATCCATGACGCCCCGATTTTTCCACTGATGTTCGGT